AAAAGAATTAATTATTTAAACAACAAAGACATATTAGCAGAGATTCACAAGTCTAAATCATCGTTTTGTAGCTTTACGGACAACGATTTTGCTGACTTTGATATAATATTACCTAGTGTGTCTAAAATAAATGTCCGTACAATAGCAGAAGCAAAAAGGAACAAGGCAAAAAAATTACAGCAAAAGGCATTTGAAAAGGCAAAAGAAAGTGGTAAAAGAGTAAAATTAGCAGAATTTGCTATTGATTATCGAAAAATAGAAAAAACGGATGTTATATTTAGGATTATGATGTATGATCATATTCCTGAAGAGCCAGGACGTAAGAAAAATCCTAAAACAATAGCAGACACAAAAACAAAGGTAAATTTTCCTCCGTTCCAGCATTATAAATTTAATGACAACGGTGAACTTATTTGCGTAGGTAAAAGTCACTGGGAAGGCGGTATGGAAAATGGTAATTTTACCAAAGAAGGTGGTAAGGTAACAAATAAACTTGCCTTGATGTGGATGAAACTGTGTGATAGATATGCTACCCGTGGAAATGTGAGAGGATACACATATAATGATGAGATGCGTGGACAGGCAATATTACAGTTGTCTCAGATTGGATTACAGTTTGATGAATCCAAATCTAATAATCCTTTTGCGTATTATACTGCGGCTGTGACAAATTCATTTGTAAGAGTTATTAATATAGAAAAAAGAAATCAAAATATTAGAGATGACATCTTAGAAATGAATCATATGAATCCTAGTTACACTAGACAGGCAAAAGGAGAATGGGAGCGTCAACAGCGTGACCATAATTTGGCTACCCAAAAAGCCCAAAAAACTGATTGACAAACTCTTAGTTTTCTACTATAATGCTAGAGGAAGGATTGTATTTTGTTTAAAAAAGCGGCGGTTTTTACTGATATCCATCTTGGATTGAAGTCTAACAGTAAAGTTCATTTACAGGATTGTGAAGAATTTGTAGATTGGTTTATCCAAAAAGCAAAAGAAAACGGTTGTGAAACTGGAATATTTTGTGGAGATTGGCATCACAATCGAAATACTATTAATGTACAAACACTTGATACTACAACAAGGTGTTTAGAAAAACTAGGTAAGGCATTTGAAAAATTTTATTTCTTTGCTGGTAATCATGACTTGTATTACAAAGATAAACGCGATATCTATTCGTTAGAGTTTGGTAAACACATTCCTGGTATTACTTACGTAGATGAAATATTACAAGAAGATGATGTTGTTCTTGTTCCTTGGTTAGTAGGTGAAGAATGGAAACAGATATCAAAGATAAAGGCCAAATACATGTTTGGTCATTTTGAACTTCCTAACTTCTATATGAATGCTATGGTACAGATGCCAGATACTGGTGAGTTGAAGGCTGAACACTTCAAACATCAAGACTACGTATTTTCAGGACACTTTCATAAAAGACAGGTACAAGGAAAAATACATTATTTAGGAAATGCTTTTCCGCACAACTACGCAGACGCATGGGATGACAAACGTGGCATGATGATCCTTGATAAAGAAAACAACAAGGAACCAGTATACATAGACTGGGATGATTGTCCAAAATATAGAACATTAAAACTTTCTAAACTGTTAGATGAAAAAGAAAAACTATTAAAAAGTAAAATGTATCTTAGAGTTACACTTGACTTACCTATATCATACGAAGAAGCTAGTTTTATTAAAGAAACTTTTGTAAACGAATATGACTGTAGAGAAATAACACTTATTCCAAGTCAAAAGGATGAAGAGATACACACTGATATTGATATAAGCACATTTGAAAGTGTAGATCAGATTGTAACGAAGGAGATTACAGCAATTGATACTGAACAATATGATAAAAACACGCTGTTAAGGATATATGACGAACTATGATAAAAATTAAAAGCCTTACAGTAAAGAATTTTATGAGTGTGGGTAATCAAACCCAAGCAGTTGACTTTGATAAACAACAACTTACTCTTGTACTTGGTGAAAATCTTGATCAAGGCGGAGATGATATGGGTTCTCGAAACGGAACTGGAAAAACAACAATCATAAACGCATTAAGTTATGCTTTGTATGGTATAGCACTAACAAATATCAAAAGAAATAATTTAATAAACAAAACCAACAACAAAGGAATGTTGGTTACTTTGACTTTTGAAAAAGATGGTACAGATTATAAGGTAGAAAGAGGACGTGGTCCTAATCTTTTGAAGTTTTTTGTAAACGATCAAGAACAAGAAATGACTGATGAAAGTCAAGGAGACAGCCGTAAAACACAAGAAACAATAAATGAACTATTAGGGATGAGTCATAACATGTTTAAGCACATACTTGCCTTAAACACATACACAGAACCGTTCTTAAGCATGAAAGTAAATGACCAAAAGGACATTATTGAACAGCTACTTGGTATAACAATACTTTCTGAAAAAGCAGAAAGTCTAAAAGAAAAAATAAAACAAACTAGAGATAGTATTACAGAAGAAAACGCAAACATAAATGCCAAACAACAAAGCAATGAAAGAATAAAAGAAACCATAGACAGCCTAAAGATAAAACAAAGTGCTTGGGAAACAAATAAAAAGACAAATCTTGAAAAATTACAAAGAGGTATAAGTGAACTAGAACATCTTGACGTTGATAGTGAATTAGAAAAACATGAAAAACTTAAAAACTGGGAAGAATTAAACACAAGAATTAATACACTGAAGAAAGAAACAGCAACACTAGATTCTACATTGTTAAGAGCAAACAATTCAGTAGACAAAGTAAAAAAGGATATTGAAGAACTTGATAATGCTGTGTGTTATGCTTGTGGACAAGAGCTACAGGAAGATAAAGTAAAAGAAATTGAAAGCAAAAAAGCCAAAGAACTTGAAGATGCTGTTGCGTATCAAAAAGAAATAACAGATAAGCTATCTGAAGCAAACAAAGAACTTACTGAGATAGGTGATATAAATGGTCGGCCTGATACTTTTTATGAAACTATCAAAGAAGTTTATGATCATAAACAAAATGTAGCACAACTTAAACAAGCATTAGAAAATAGTCAATCAGAAACAGATCCTTATCAGGAGCAAATTGATGATTTAACTAAAACAGGAATCCAAGAAGTTGATTGGACTACAATCAACGCACTCAATGATCTAAAAGAACATCAAGAGTTCTTATTAAAACTGTTAACAAACAAAGATAGTTTTATACGTAAAAAGATTATTGATCAAAACTTGGCATATCTGAACAACAGGCTCACACATTATCTTGACAAACTAGGATTGCCACATCAAGTTGTGTTTATGAACGATTTGAGTGTTGAGATCACACAGTTAGGTCAGGATCTTGATTTTGACAATCTTTCCAGAGGTGAGCGTAATAGGTTGATTCTTGGTATGAGTTTTGCTTTCAGAGATGTTTGGGAGAGCTTGTATCAAAACATTAATCTACTGTTCATTGATGAGCTTGTTGATTCAGGTATGGATACTTCAGGAGTTGAGAATAGTTTAGCAATACTTAAAAAGATGGGAAGAGAACGCAATAAAAACGTTTATCTTATCTCGCATAAGGATGAATTAGTTGGTCGTGTAACACATGTACTTAAAGTGATAAAAGAAAATGGATTTACTTCTTATGAAAATGACGTGGAAATATTTAATGAAAGATGATATTAGATAAAATTAAAAATCGTGGTGAAGAAATGGCTCCTTTAGAAGGACATGATAGATTACAATATCTTATTGACATTGCTAGAGAAGTTCCGCCTTTGGAAGATAAGGATAAAATAGACGAAAATAAAATCAGAGGTTGTGCTAGTAATCTGTGGGTAGTAGGAAAAGTCAATAAAGATGGAACAATGTCTTACAAACATGACGCAGATGCTTGGATCACAAAAGGAACAGCGAAAGTTTTAGTTGATCTATTAAATGGTGAACACCGTAGTGCTATAGCACAGCTGACATTAGAAAATTTTGAAGGCTTAGGAATAAGAAATCTTTTAACTATGCAGAGACAGGTAGGATTTGGCAGTTTAGTAGAACGCATGATAGAGATAGCAAAGAATGAATGACGATATACATGATAAGCTAACAAAGGCATATATGGCATATTTCAAGGCAAATGAAGCATTTGAAGCAAGAAATTCAGTGCGAACACATCGAGAAACTCGCAAATGGCTACGTGAAATAAGATCTTTAGCTAAACAACGCATGGATGAAGTACATAATAAGCATAATTCCAAAAAGGACATCCCAGAAGAATAGGCTTGGGTAAGTATCCATATGCGATGGACTTACCAAGGTAAAGAAATAGAAGAACTACCCGAAGATACAGAAGGATTTGTATATCTTATTACCAATAAGACCAACGATAAAAAATACATAGGCAAGAAATTAGCCAAATTTAAGAAAACACGCCCACCACTCAAAGGCAAGAAAAACAAAAGAAGAAGCAAAATAGAAAGCGATTGGAGAGATTACTAGGGTTCCTCAGACCATTTGATCGCAGATGTTGAAAAAATAGGACCAGAAAATTTTACAAGAGAAATATTGTATCTATGTCAGAGCAGAGGCTTAATGAGTTATTTAGAGGCTAGGGAACAATTCAACCGCAGAGTATTAGAAACTGATGAATACTACAACGGAATCATCAATGTGCGAGTAGGAAGTTCAAAAATTCTTAAAGAACAACTAAAAAATATCTAGGCAATATAAGGACGCTGTTTGATCGAGGAGGCTCGATCCGCTTTGAGGTGTAGCCACGAGCTACATCAGAACTAGCGAGTCCACTAAACTGTTGCTCCAAAAAACTCCTAGCAAGGGAACGAAGCGGGAGATAGCGAGATCCGCGAAGCGGTTGCGGTAGCAAAACCGGTTACGCAGATTTTACGTGATGTCGACGTAGGTTGGGAAAGGTCAGAGCCCATGGAGCAAGTAAAACACCTACTTCCGGTCTCGGCTGTGCGAACTCACATGAAGCTTGAGAT